GCCCGAGGGTCAGACGGTAGCGGATGCCCACCCACCCACAGGGGCACACTCACCCACCACACCACACTACCCGCACGCACGCGCGCACGTGAGGCTAGCCTGTTCAATGCGAGCGCATCGACTAAACGGAACAAGCATGGAAAGCCGGTAGGAAACGGCGTGCAAAAAAAGTGTTTTCGGTTGTTTGATAAAATGCTATGGCGGCTCCGTTGTTCATCCCTAAACCCCTAAACCAGAAAGGCAAAACCATGAACATGAACACGCTACAGACCATCAAGGCACGAAAGATCGCTGAGGCATGCGAAGGCATCACAGCGGAGGAGTTTCTCTCCAAGTTTGATCACCTGCTGTTTGTCGCCTTGCGCTTAGCGGAATTGTCGTCGCATCGCGACAGTGTGGACGCATCCGCCTCTAGTAGCCTTCGCGGCAAAGCGCTTGAAGATAAGGAAACTTGGCAAGTGTTCGCCGAGACCATTGACCGGCTTAGCGACCCTGTCGCTTACGCGGCGCACAAGCGCAGCCTAGCCCGTGACGCTGAAGCAAAGGAGTTTTGGGCGCGCCAATGTAAAGAGCGAGCCGCTAACCGTTATTGTGACGCCAACTAAACCCTAAACCGCCAACAGAAAGGCAAAGACCATGAACAAGCAACCCACCACAATTACGCTAACCGATGAACAGAGCGACTTGCTCTATTATCTGCTCGATATGCACGAGCGAGCCGCGAGCGATCAGACCGAAAGAGACCTGGCACACTCTATCCGCCGATTGATCGATACCGCCGAAGATTCGAAAGGTGGTGACGCATGAGCATCAACCTACACTTGAGCACCCGCGAAGCCGAGCAATTGGCTGACCTTCTCGCCTGGGCGTCTGATCACCTATCCGACGAATACACTACCGACCCAGACCTAAAGGCTTTGGCGCCTGTCGCTGATCGCGCCCTTGAGTTGATTGAAGCCGAGACCGTCGAAGGCATGATAGAGCGCGGAGAGATTGAGCAAGGCGCCCTTGCCAACACGTGGCAAGCGCTACACTACACTTTAGGTGGTCTCGGGCAAGCGTCGGTTACGCTCCCTAGCGGTCAACCCACCAAAGTCCACGTAGAGTTAGGACCCCACGTAGAGTTTGTGCATATGCGCGCTCGCGGTCAGTGGTGGTTGTACGCCACCCCTGACTTTAATGAGAACGGTACAATTGCATTCTGTCTCGAGCATGAAGAGACCACCGATATTCCTATCGCCTTTGACGTCGAAGTGACGTGGACGGGTGATCTAGAAACCGATCTTAAAACGTACAGTGAAGAGACCACCAAAGCGCTCGCTAAAGCGCTCGAGTCGATCGACTAAACCCCTAAACCTAGAAAGGCTTTACCATGAACAAGCAACCGACTCTCTCCATCAACCTGCGCGACCTAGTCCGAGCACAAGCGGCGCTCGAGATTCTAGCCATGGACAACCAACACAGCGACGTTGACGCCATCCGTTTGCGCGGTGGTATGCGCTCGCTAAGCGCTGCGCGCCTGCAACGTGTTATTGACCGCATCAAAGGCGAAGGCGGAGACAACGTAGAACACGGCTTCCGTCTTACCGTTACCATGCATGGGAACGGGGGCAGCGAATGAAACCGCAAGTTAGAGCGAATTGGCTATGCGACCGATACAAGCGCGGCTTGATCACTCAATTCAACGTAACGAAAGCCGGCAGGCGCCGCGTATCTGCTATCTATCTATCGTTCGCCGGGCGCCCGTGTACGCCCGAGAAGCTTTTGTGGGCGGATTGGACAAGCGCTTATAGCAAGCGTCCCAATTGGAACACGATTGCAAACGCTATTGCGCTTCACTGCCTACGTGAAAGCACCAAAGGGCTGATCCCAAACGGTTATACCCACCGCATTAACTAAACCCCTAAACCTAGAAGGAATTAAACCAATGACTTGCCCAACTTCAAACCGCATCACCGCTAACTGTACTCACAAGCAAGGCGCCGACTATGCGCAGCGCGGTTGCTACGCTTTGCCTTCTGCTAAGTATGTTAAGCCTAAGCCTGTATCATACGTTGAATTTAAACGCGTGTGCGGCTCGCTCACCTACACGGAGAAGATGCCTGGGGGCTCTTTTAGCCTACCGGCGATTGTCACCTGTCCTATCGGTGGTAAGCTTGCCCTTATCGCCGGCACGCCGTGTTCTGAGTGTTACGCCGTCAAAGGGCGTTATCAGATGGCGAACGTACGCCAAGCACAAGCCGTGCGTTATACGTTCGCAAAGCGCGCCGTTGCGTCGCCCGAGTACGGTAAAAAGTGGGTCTCGACTTTTGCGGGCTACCTAAACAGCAAAGCCGACAAGGCACGCGCTAAAGCGCAGCGCTTAGGTGAACCGCTCGCCGATTCGATGCGTCTTTACTATGATGCGCTCGCGGCGAAATTCCGTTGTGGCGCCGGTGGTCTTCGCATTCTTAAAGGTGGGTCACCGCTCAAAGAAACAAGTGAACAGCGCAAACGTGGCGCCGTTGCAATCCGTACGCAACAAGCCTTTGAAGCTTTGCCCGAGCTGGAGCGCAAGCGCGTAAAAGCTCAAGTGGGTCTAGACGCGGCTCTTTTCTTTCGGTGGCATGACGCCGGTGACGTGTTCTCTTACGGCTACCTTTGCCGGCTTATCGAAGTCGTCAAGGCTACGCCTAACGTCTCGCATTGGCTACCGACGCAAGAGCGCGCAACGGTCAAGCGCTGGATTAAAGAACACGGACCCTTGCCGGTTAACTTGACGGTACGCGTCAGCAGCCCACGCGTCGACGTCCACCCTATGCCCAAAGGGAAAGACGGCATCCTAGCGTCAAGCGTATCCACTACAGGCGAAGCGCCGGTCCCGTTGTGTCCCGCGTATACTCGCGGCGGTATCTGTGGAGATTGTCGGTCGTGTTGGCGAAACGATAAGCCTTTGATCACCTATCCTGTGCACTAACGCACGCAACCACCTACGGACTAGGCGCCCCTACGGGGGCGTCTTTTCTGTTTTTTGCTTTGGAGTAAACACCTTGAAAAACCTACGATTCGAAAACCTGCAGCCCGAGACGCAAGCGGCGCTATTGAATGACCCACTAATCGCAAGCGAGACGGGGGCGCTGCGCTTGTACGTACCGACGCGCCGAAAGAACACGCCCGCGGCGGACGTGGTGCGCTTCTATTGCGCTTGTGTGATCGCTTGTGACCCTACCCCTACGGCAACCACGGCGAAGCGTTACGGGATCACCCCTAGGCGCGTGCGCCAATTGACCGAGCGCGTGCGAAGTGGCGCCGTGGATTTTGCCGTGCCTATTCCCGATAGCCAAGCGCTCGAGTCCATCCGACAAGCCGAGAAGGCTAGCGCCCTATCCGAGCAGCTGACAAGTGGGTCTCGGTCTGGCGACGCAGGCGATCACGATGGAAAATAAAAAAGTGGGCATCGGCTCAAGCCGTTGTAAAACCTACAGAGATATTTCAGAGATGGGTCTTGCAAGTGGGTCTCGGCCTATGTATAAGACTCTCACCCTAAACCCAAACCACGGAGGTCAAAATGGGTTACACTAACCGAGGCGATTTGCCTGGATCGAAGACGGACAAACTCACCTACGAGCTGGTTCGCTCTCACATTAACAACCTGCATCGCACGATTTGTGCGCTCGCTACTTGCGAGAGCCTGCTGCGTAACGCTCGGCATGCCGGAGACGGCACCGACAAAGAGCACCGGGTCGAGATCTGGGTGGGCGCTATCGTTGAAAAGCTCGAGGAGATCCTGCCCGATCTGTCTGGCGATACGTCGGCTCTCGACGCAGCGCTTGAGTGCTTGGTTGCGCCTACGGAAGGGGGAGACGATGCGTAGTAAGTGGATCCATTACAACGTGCACTGCGTAGCCTGTGGCGTGAAGGTCAGCGCATCGGTTCGCAAGCGTAACGAGCCCGAGGTCGAGCACCTCTGCTTTGATTGTCCCGATCCGGGTACGCCCGAGAACCGCAAGGTGCCCAAGAAGGAGCACGAGCCCGAGACGGTTGTGCTCGAGCTGCTGACTGGGCGTCTGCCCATGCCGCAAGGGGACATTGCGTGCGCTCAGATTGAGGATGCCATCGATGATGTCCTTTTCGATATGGAGTGGCGATGATCTTCTCACTACGAAAGCGCAACGACGTTCACCTTGATTGGCGTGACGACATCGACGGGCGTGGGTCCAAGTGCTTGATCGCCATGGATGCCAAGGGCGCCACCATCGTGCGGCTCTACGATGGCGTGTCTGGTGTTGATGCCCGCTTCACTGGATCGACGCAAAGCGTCATCGAGCGGGCTACCGAGTTTATCAAACGCAAGACGGGGGTTGATGTCTGCATCATCGCTCCGGTTCTCGATGGCGACGAAGGGGGCGCTAATGATGCACAAGTGTAGGTGGTGTGAGGGCAGTGGGCAGCTGCTGGTCGCTGAGTGTGGGTGGCGTCCCGATGACATCCGAGAGTTTAACGTGGAGTGTGCCGACTGCGTAGGCGAAGGCGAAGTCGATCAGGAGGCGTTTACCGAACAACATGAGCTGCGTGAGAAAGAGGGGCGTGAGTGGGTCGAGGAGAAATCCCTGCGCCAACATCACCAGCAGATCGCCGATTGGAAGTACGATGGTTAATAGCAATATGTTTAACAACGAATCACGGGAGGCAGCCGAGTCGATTGCTAAGTCGGCTCCGGCTCTGCGGTATCGGATCGAGAGTTGGATCAAGTCTAAAGGGGACCGAGGCGCCACATCCGATGAGGTGCTGGTCCACTTCGACATCGCCTATCAGACCGGGTCTGCGCGTGTCACCGAGCTGAAGCAGGCGGGTAAACTGGTCCCGTCTGGGCGCAGGCGTCGGACGCGTACAGGGCGCTGGGCTGCTGTGCTGGTCCATCGTAGCGTCGCCATTGCATCCGACGATCAGGCGCCACCGACCAAGCACACTTACGACGCCATCAGCAATTGGGCGCTGGTGGTACGCAGCGAAGTGGCGATCCTTGAGGAGGCTGCGCGCTTCCAAGAGCCTGAGCGCGTGCGTGAAGAGTGGGCGCTGGTCATGCGCTCTTGGCGTAAACTGCGTGGGTTTGTTCGGGAGGTGATCTCATGAATCCGATCGCATTAGATAACGAGCGCTGTCCGACATGCGTCGGGGGGCGTCTGCCTTGGAACAGGATGGTGCTCGCCGAACAGTGCACATGTGCGTGCACTGACGACTTGATGACTGAGCTTTTGACCCTGATTGCCGACGGCAAAGATGTCTCAGCTTCTGCCTCTAAGGCTTTGGCGGATTACGGCGTGTTGTCTGTTTGGGCTTATGCCTTGTCCAAAGGTTACATCACTCGAGACATTTTGCAGGATCTAAAGGTGGTCCTGACGCGTCATGGAAAACAAGTTTTAAGAAATACGAAAGCGAGGGTGGCATGAGTAAAGAGACGGTGGAAGCGCGCGTTAAATTAGATCTTAGCATTGATGAGCTAGCACAGATTAAAGTGCTGTTGGATGGTTTCAGCGATACACTGGTAGCGTTGCTTGGTGACCCTAGCGCACTCCTTGAGGATTTATCCGTGGCGTACGAGGCGGACCGCATCAAGAAACTGGCGAGAGCACAGGCGATTCTGTCGCAGGGCCGCTTATACTTCGTTGAGCAAGAGGAGGTCGCATGAACTATCATCGAGGTATTGATTCGATCTCGAGCAGTGGGGTCAAACTGATTATCAATAAGACTCCAGCTCACTTTCACCAGCGCTATGCTGAGGGAGCGCCTGAGCCCGTCAGCCGTGCGTTGGTCTTTGGGTCTGCGTTCCATGCGCTTGTGCTCGAGGGCGAGGCTGTTTGCCGTAAGCGCTATGGCTTTGCGCCTGCTCACCCTGGTACGGCGAAGTACTCGCAGTGGCTTGCCAATGAGGAGTTTGCTGGTGGTCTCAAGCAAGACGACTGGGACGAGATGTTTCGCATGCGGGATGGGGTCTATGCTGACAGCGATGTCGCAGCGATCCTCGCCGAGGATGCCTTGGTCGAGCGGCGCATTGACTGGGTTGACCTGGCGACCGGCGCCAACTGTAAGGCGAAGCCCGATTGGCTAGCGTCTGATCACTCGGTGATGATCGATCTGAAGACGACCACCGACGCATCCAACTACGGCATCCACACAGCGATCCGTCGTTACGATTACGATCTGTCGGCTGCCATGTACGTGCGAGCGGTGGAGTCGGTCCACGGCGTGTCACCGAAGTGGGGATGGCTGTTCGTCGAGAAAGAAAGCTGCCTGCCACGATTGGTCTGGGCATCGGATGAGACCCTTGAGGCCGGTAACGCTAAACTAGAGCGGGGCTTGGCCCTTTATGCTGATTGTATCGAGTCGGGCAGGTGGCCTGGCTATGAAACCCTAAACCTGTAGGAGGTATCGATGGATATCATGGAACAATTGCGGGCGCCTTTCGCCCCTGAAGACATTGACTGGCGAGTGGGGCAAACGACTCGCAACGGTGAGAAGGTGAGCGCCCTTGCCTACCTCACCTCACGGGCTGTTCAGCAGCGTCTCGATGACGTGTTTGGACCGTTCGGGTGGGCGACCAAGTACGTCAAGGGACCGGATGGCGGCGTGGTGTGCGAACTGTCCTGCAAGGGTCCTGATGGGCAGTGGGTCACCAAGTCTGACGGATCGCCGAACACGGACATTGAAGCCGTCAAAGGTGGGCTGTCGTCGGCGCTCAAGCGGGCGGCTGTGCACTGGGGCATCGGTCGGTACCTTTACGATCTGCCCATGGTCTGGTGCCAACTCAAACCCAAGGGTCAGATCTACCACCGATCCAAGTCGGGTCAGGGTATGTACTGGGATCCCCCCAAACTACCAGCATGGGCGATGCCGAAGAAGGCCGGCGCCCCAGCTGCCACCAAGCCCAACCAAGAGACGGGCATGGATGAGTGGCGAGAAGCAATCGAGAGCGCTCCGAGCGTCGAGGTCCTGATGGACCTGGGCAAAGACTTGGCATCGCTCGATGTCGGTAACGATTTGAAGGCGCCTCTGCGCCGACTTTACACTGAGCGGATGATCGCTCTGAAGGGACAAGAGAATGGTGAATAAGGTTATGATGATCGGTCGCATGGGCGTGGACCCCGAGATCAACGCAGGGCAGAACGGGCCTCGAGCCCGCTTCTCCCTCGCCATGAATCGCTTGGTGAACGGCGAAGAGAAAGTGACCTGGGTCTGGGTCACCGCCTTTGGCAAGGCCGCCGAGAGCATCAGCAAATACGGCGAGAAGGGGCGCCAGATCTACGTCGAGGGGCGTCTCGATACCTACGGGGATGACAACCGGCTGAGCGTTACGGTCAACCGGGTCCAGTACCTGAGCCCCAAGAAGAGCGCTGCGCCGTCGTCGGGTTATGGCAGTGGCGGATCGAGCGGTGGCAACTACGGCAACTACTACCAGCAGGGCGGCGACAATGACGCAGCTTCCCCCTTCTAATCGCATCGAGTTTTTCGTCGATACCCGACCGATCGCCAAGCAGAGCTTTCGCATGGGCAGGGGAGGTGGGTATCAGCCCAAGCGGGTCACGGACTTCAAGAAGTATGCGCAGGTTCTCGCCATTGCTGCTGCGAAGGAACAGGGGTGGGAGAAGACCGGCGAGCCGTTGATGCTCGACCTGACGTTCTACTTCAAGTGTCCAAAGTCTGCGAAGAAAGCCGACAAAGAGGCGATCCGGTGGCACACCAAGCGCCCTGACCTCGATAACATCGAGAAGAGCATCACCGATGCGCTGTGCGATCTGATGGAGGATGACTCACAGATCTGCTCGAAGGTCTCGAGAAAGCTGATTAGCAAGTTTGGTGACCCGGAGGGGGTCTGGGTCTGCTTGAGCACAGCAGGCAAGCCTGAGTGGTTTGCGAGCACCTTTATCGCATCGCTCCATGCGGCATCGAAAGAGGTTAGCGGCTGATGGACCTGCATGATCTTCAAGACCTGATGAGCATCCTAAAGCGCAGCGGTGTGCCGAAGTCGTATCGCCTGCTCACCTCCAAACCAGTGACCAATCCCGTCGACGTTCGCACGGAGCTAATGCGAGACGAGCACAACTGTAACCTTGCAGCGGTGATCGACTCTCGACTGGCGGGAGATCGCCATGTCGGGTGGCTCCTGGTCAGCGGCGAGGTGGGGCGAGGCAAGACCAGCTGGACCACCGCAGCGTTCAACGACTACTGCAACAGGCGCGTCCGACGGTTCAGAGAAGGGGGTCCTGGCGAAAACAGGCCACCGATCTGGATCACCGAGGCTGGCCTATTTATAAACGCCGATCGCTCTGCGGCA